TCATTGATTTGAAGGTTCTTTTTGTTGAAATTGACTCCGCAGTCTATTATAACACTGCTCAAGTTACTAATATTAACGATTTAAAGACAAGAATTACAAATACATTGAATACTTTTAGAACTTCTAATATTAATAAGTTTGGAGGTAGATTTAAATATAGTAAATTATGCCAAATTATTGATAATGTTGATACTTCTATAACTTCCAATATTACACGAGTAATTATCAGAAGAAATCTAAAAGCATTAGTAAATAGGGATACACAATATGAATTATGCTTTGGAAATCAATTCCATGTTGATAAAGATGGTTTTAATATAAAAAGTACTGGATTTAGTATATCTGGTAAGGTAGGAACTTACTTCTTTACTGATGTTCCAAGAGATGAACATACAGGAGTTATATCTGTTGTTAGAGAAGATCAAAATGAAGGTAAATTTATTGTTGAAATTAAGTCTGCAGGTACGGTAGATTATGATAAAGGTGAAATATTGATCAATACTATCAATATTAGTAGTACATCTAAGATTAATGATATTATTGAAGTTCAAGCAATACCTGAATCTAATGATGTTATTGGATTATCTGATTTATATCTAGATTTTTCCGTTTCTGATAGTACAATAAATATGGTTAAGGATACGATTACTTCAGGCGAACAAATATCTGGTATCGGATACAAAACAACTTCTAGCTACTTAAACGGAGAACTAAAGAGGATATAACATGATACAAACGGGGTTTGAACAGAGAGTTAATATACAACAGGTAATTGACAGTCAACTTCCTGAATTTCTATTAGATGAAAGTCCAAAAAGTGCTGAATTTTTAAAACAGTACTATCTTTCACAAGAATTTCAAAGTGGTCCTACAGATCTTGCTGTAAATTTAGATCAATACTTAAAATTAAACAATTATAGTCAAGAAGTAATTCAAGGAGAGACTACATTATATGCTGGTATTGGTACAAATACTGATACTATTGAAGTATATTCTACTAAAGGATTCCCCAATCAATATGGTTTGTTTAAGATTGATGATGAAATAATTACATATACTGGACTTACAACAAATACTTTTACTGGATGTAAGCGTGGATTTAGTGGAATTACAAGTTATAGAACAGATTTAGAGTCTGAAGAATTAGTTTTTAGTTCAACTAGTGAGCAAACTCATGCTTCACAAGCAAAAGTAACTAATTTAAGTGCATTATTTCTAAAAGAATTTTATAGAAAATTAAAATATACATATACACCTGGACTTGAGGATGTAGAATTTGTAAAAGATCTTGATGTTAATAATTTTATCAAAGAATCGAGGTCTTTATACGAATCTAAAGGAACAGAAGAGTCATTTAGGATATTATTTAATGTTTTATATGGTGTAGAACCACAAATTATTGATTTAGAACAATATCTACCAAAACCATCTACTGCAGAGTTTTTAAGAAGAGAAATTGTTGTTGCTGAGAGAGTAGGTAATACTGGAGATCCTACTAAATTAGTTGGACAAACTATCACAAAATCAACTGATAGTGCAACAAAAGCATCAGTTTCTGAAGTTGAACCATTCACTAGATCTGGAATTAGTACTTATTATAGAATGGGTCTCTTTGTTGGATTTAGTGATCGTGCTTTGATTGAAGGTACTTTTAATATTCAAGCAAAAAGTAAGGTAGTTAATCCAGTATCAGCAGGTTCTTCGGTTATTACCGTTGATTCTACTATTGGATTTGGTGCTACAGGAACATTAATTTCTGATAGTAACGTTATTACATATAGTGATAAGTCAATTAATCAATTTCTTGGTTGTAAAAATGTAGTTTATCCAATTGGTATATCATCTGATGTAAGAACTAATGAAGTTTTCTTTGGTTATGAAGATGGTGATACTAGTAAAAAGGTAGAATTTCGTTTAACTGGTGTTCTTTCTGAATTTGAAGCAACTAGTGATATTACAAGCACTACAGAAGGTCAATACCTATATGTAAAGAATGTTGGTGAAAAAATAAAAAATCCTGAACAAAATAAGACTGTTAAGCAAATATTTGCAAATTCTTGGATTTATAATACTAGTTCTAGATTTGATGTAACAAATATTAATCAAAGTACTAGAACATTAACTTTATCAGCAGAAATTGACCCATCAAGTTTAAAAATTGGTGATATTGTAGATATTTTAAAGAAAACTACTCAAAATGTTGCTTTTTCTGGTGCTGTAGTTGATAAAATAACTACTGGTACTAAACAAATTGAATTAAATGATTTAATTGGATTTACAGTTGATCCAAATGAAACTTATACTATTAGAAGAAGAATAAAAACTGCTACTAGTACTGGAACACCATTATCTTATGGTCAAAATCAATTAACAGTAGATATTCAAAATGTTTATAATGAAAATGATAAAAATTTCTATGTAGCGTCAAATTCTTTACCTGCAGGTAATATAACAAAAAATACAATAAAAGAAACTATATCAACTTCAACATTGAATAGTTTACAAGGATATGATCCTGCAACTCAGCAATATTATATTATTAGTTTTCCAGTCACAAGCGTTGATTTCGTAACTGGTGATAGAATTTATTATAATCCAGAAACTACTCAATTAAAAGGACTAGATGAAGGATATTATTTTGTTAAAGTTTTAGATGCACCAAATAATAATCAAATTAAATTATACCAATCAAGATCTTTAATTGAACTTGATGGTACTTTAGATCCTAAAACAGGTTCTCCTATGAATACTGCAATGGGATTTGTTGGAGATGGATCAAATAACCATAGTTTTATATTAGCACATCAAAAATCAGATAAAATATTTCCACAAAAATTATTAAAAAAATTCCCATCTAAACAGAACTTACAAAAAGGTGAAGTAACTAAAACCATCCCAGGATCGACTGGAATGCTTGTTAATGGTGTAGAAGTAATAAACTATAAATCTATCGATAAAGTTTATTATGGACCGTTAGAGAAGGTTGTAGTGTATGGTAAGGGTAAGGATTATGATGTAATTAATGCACCACAAGTAACTGTTGCTACTGGTCTTGGAATAACTGCACTTATACAACCAGTAATTGGTGAAGGTGTAGTTGAAGATGTATTGGTAGATCCACATGAATTTGATATACAGAATGTTGATTCAGTTAGTATTTCTGGTGGTAATGGTTCTGGAGCAGAATTAAGTCCTGTTATGGGTGTTAGATACCGTGAAGTTGAATTTGATGTTCGTGAGTTATCAAATGGTGGTGGAATAGATGTAACTCAGGATACTATTACTTTTCTTACTGATCATGGGTTTAGTGATGGACAACCACTTGTATATAATTCAAACGGTAATGAAGCAGTTGGAATTTCATCTGTTTATGGATTTTCTGCTAATAATGCTGACGTTGGTATTAAATTACAATCTAATGCAATATATTATGCTCAATTTGTTAATAATAAAACAATTAAATTATTCCACACAGCAGGAGATCAGCAATCTGGAATTAATCCTGTAGGTTTAACAACATCTTATGCTCAGGGAATTCATAAGTTTAGAACAGCAAAGGCAACTAATGTTTTAAGATCTATTAAAGTATTGGAAGGTGGATCTGGATATACTAATAGAGAATTAAAAGTAAAACCAACAGGAATATCTACTGTTAGTAATACTATTAATTTCAAAAATCATGGATTTAATGATGGAGATAAGATTGTATATAATACAGGTGGGACATCAATTGAGGGATTAACTGTTGAGACTGGTATAACATCAACTTCACAACATTATCAAGTATTAAAAATAGATGACAATTCCTTTAGACTTGCAGATTCTGGAATTGGTGGAACAATAACATCAAATTATACTAGAAAAAATAGTGTAAATTTAGTTTCTATTGGTAGTAGTCATCATAATTTCAAATATCCTAATATTGAGGTATCAATTACCACTCAGGGCGTTGCTACTGGTGTAATTACAGCAACTCCTGTTGTGAGAGGTAAGATTACTGATGCATACTTATATGAAGAAGGAACAGGATATGGATCAACAATAATTAATTTCCATAAGAAACCTATTATTACCATTAAATCTGGTAAAGGTGCTGAATTTAAACCAGTTATTGTTGATGGTAAAGTTACTCAAGTTTTAGTTTCTGTATCTGGTAGTGGTTATACATCTCCTCCAGATTTAACTTTGGTTGGTATTGGATCTGGAATTGGTGCTAAATTTAGACCTGTTGTACAAAATGGTGAAGTATCACATGTTATTGTGCTCAATGAAGGTAGAAATTATGATGTTAATACATCTATAGCATCAACTGCAATTGGTTTAAATGGTTTTATAGAACCTTATGTTAGAGGATTGTCTTGGAATAACAGATCAAGATTTGGTGATGAAATATTAGTTGAGAATGTCGATGGGTTGCAATATGGTTGGATAGGATATTCTACAGCATTAGGACAAAAGGAATATGGTGATAATTTGAGAAATCATTCACCAATTATTGGATGGGCATATGATGGTAATCCAATTTATGGTCCTGTTGGTTATTCTGATCCTGAAGATGATAGTAGTTCTAGAATAATGTTAAGTGGTTATAGTCTTATTCCATCTAATATTACAGATAGACCATCATTTAGTAATGGTTCTTTTGTTGAAGATTATGAATTTACCAATGCTGGTGATCTTGATAAACATAATGGTAGATATTGTAAAACACCAGAATTTCCTAATGGAACATATGCATATTTTGCAGCAGTAGATTTTACAACTTTAGCATCTAAATTCCCATATTTTATAGGAGATACTTATAGATCTGTTGGTATTGGACAAACAGTAGATCAAAGTTTCAATTTTAATGATTCTGATTTAATTAGAAATACATTCCCATATAAAGTTAATGACATTTTTGCTAATAATGATTTTATTGTAGAACCTTATGAAATTACACAACAAAGAGCTGTTGTTGATTCTATAGTTAAAGGATCTGTTGAAAATATTATTGTTAATGAATTTGGCGATGGTTATATTGTTGGTGATATTGCTACATTTGATAATACTGGAACTAATGGTGGTGGTTTAAGTGCATTTGTTTCTAAATTGAAAGGAAAATCAATTGTTGATATAAACACTGAAGTTGAAGAATATCAGACAACAACTTTAGTTTGGGATCATTCAAATCAAGTTTCAGTACATATAGACCCAGTACATAATCTATTAGATAAAGATAATGTTGTTATTTCAGGAGTTTCAACATATATTGCGGGATTAACTCAATCTCATGTTATAGGTGTTACTTCAGAAAGGACTTTCTTGCTTGCTCCTGTACCTTCAAATTCTACAGTTGGATATGTAACAGACATTTATGTTTCTTCTATTCCTGATAGTGTTTCTGTTGGATCTACACTCAGTATTAAATCAGAAAGGGTTTCAGTTCTTGATACATTTGAGCAAAATAAAGTTATAAGAATTGTCAGAGGGGAATCTGTTGGTGCTGCATATAGTGCTTCAACTGAATTAAATACAGTTCCATCATCATTTACTATCCCATTAGAAACACCATTTTTCAAATCTAAATTAAACGATGTTAGATTTTTCAATCCACTTCATTCTGTAGGTATTGGAACAACTACTGGTGGTACTGTAACTAAGAATTATAGAATTGGTGAAGCAGACATTCCTGCATCAATTGAAAATCAAAGCATTTATATTCCAAATCATCCATTTAAACAGAATCAAAAATTAACATTTAAGAAATATAATAGTTCTACTCAAAATATTGGTATTAGTACAGAACCAGATAGTAGTATTTTATCACTACCAGAACTGGGTGTTACGCAAACAGTTTATGTAATTAATAAATCAAAAGACTTTATTGGTTTAACAACTCAGATTGGATTAACTACATCTACAAATGGATTATATTTCCGTTCATTTACTAGTAATGCTGATGATAGGGATTATAGATATTCACTAACTTCAAATTATACACAAGAAACCGCAAAAGCTGAAAAAATTACTGCTACTGTTGCAGTATCTACATCACATGGAATGCTTAATAATGATATTATTGATTTATCAGTAAGATCAAATCAATCTGTTGGTATTGGTACATCTACTGCAGTAAGAGTTAAGTATCATTCAGGATCTGATAAATTAATTATCAATCCAACAACTTTTGCACATACAGTATTAAATGCATCAAAAAATGAATTAACATTAACCGATCATGGTTTTAAGACTGGTGATAAAGTATTCTATGATTCCACAACATCACAACCACTTGTAGGTTTGGGAACTGGTGGGTATTATGTTTATAGAGTAGATGATAATAAATTCCAATTATCACACACTAGATATGATACTGAACAAAATCCACCCACAATCATATCTCTTGATACCCCTAGTGCTGGAAGTACGCATCAAATTTCCAAAATTAATCCACAGATTAATGTAATTAACAATAATAATTTAGTATTTGATGTTTCAGATACTTCATTATCTGGGTATAATTTTAAAATTTATTATGATAAAGAATTTAATAATGAATTAGTTTCTGTTGGTGGTACTGTTACTGATTTTGTAATATCAGATTTTGGTGGTGCTGTTGGTTGTGGTACTACATCAACATTAACTTTAAATTATACTAGTCAATTACCAACAAAATTATATTATAATTTAGAAAGAACTGGTTATATAAGCACTTCTGACACAAATGTTAAAAATAGTTCAGAAATAATATTTGGTAATAGTGTTTATGACAATACTTTTTCTATATCTGGTGTTGCTGCTACTAGTTTTAAATTCTCATTAAACTCTTTACCAGAGACATTACAATATACACAATCAAATACAGATATATTAGAATATTCTACTAGTTCTACTACTGCTAATGGTGGTGTAGATGCTATGAGAATTACATCAGGAGGACTTAATTATAAGAAATTACCATCATTTACATCTATTAAATCTACTAATGGACAAAATGCTGATATTATTCCAGAATCTACAAGTATTGGTAGAATTAAAGAGGTTACTGTAGAAAATGCTGGATTTGAATATTCTGCTGATAGAACAATAAGACCAGAAGCATATGTTTCTCCAGATATTGTAGTAATTAATAGAAATACTATTACTGATATTGAAGTTATAACTGGTGGTACTGGTTATACTAACACACCTGATTTAGTAGTTGTTAATCCAGATACTGGATTAAGATATGATAGTGGTATATTCAAAGCAGAGATACAAGGATCTTCTATCGATAATGTTGAAATTAAACAAGCACCAAAAGGACTATCTGATGTTACAAACATAATATATTCTCTTAATAATACTAATGGAAGTGGAATTGAAACATGTATGTCATCCACATCTGGTATATTAACATGTTTTATAACAACACCAATTACTGGATTTGCAACACCACCTTTTGCTGTAGGAGATAAAGTTTTTGTTGAAGGTATTGTTAATATTGGTGTTAATACGACAGGAACTGGATTTAATTCTGAAGATTATGGATTTAAATTCTTTAATGTTAGTGATTATGATTCTAGTGTTAACCCAGTTAAGGTGGAAGTTGATTTATCTGAGTTTGTTACGAATGCAGGATTAGCAGTAACTAATCAAAATGGATATGCATCTTTAATAAATCAAAATAATTATCCTACATTTAAATTAACACAACAACCATTAGATTTTATTGAAGGGGAAACACTTCTTACTGCTGTAGGTACAGCACAGTCAATAACAAGTTATATTGAAAGAGACATAATTGTCACTCACACCTTATCTGATGGAATTAAAGTATTTGGTACTTATGATTTAGAAAAAGATCAAATAGTACTTGGTAAGAGATCAGGAACAGTAGCAACTATTAAATCTACTAACGATAATGAAGCATATTATAAAGTAGATTATTCTCTTAGACAAGATCGTGGTTGGAGTGATGATATTGGAAAATTAAATGTAGATTATCAAGTTCTTCCTGATAATGACTATTATCAAAATCTATCATATACTATTAAGAGTCCTATAGAATGGGAAAATTTAGTTAATCCTGTTAATAGACTTTTGCATTCATCTGGACTGAAGAATTTTGCAGACACGGGAATTACTACTACAACTAATGTTACTGTAGGAACAAGTGTGGATTCTGATAGTATTACTATAATCGATATTATTGGTGAAAAGAGAGTTGATACTATTTCCGATTTTGATTTTGCTATTGATATTGATACATTGAGTAATAATAAATCAAGATTTATTAAATTAAAAACTAAGAGATTATCTGATTATATTGATTGTAATACTAACCGTGTATTATCGATAGATGATATCAGTGGTAGTTTCTCTAGATCTGATAAAGTTAGTGACTTATTCAGTGATCTTTTAACTTATAGTGTATCTGAAGGTTATAATAGATTTTTAGTTCAAGTAATAAACCCAAATAATAAAGAAAGACAAGCAACTGACATTATAACACTTACTAACAGTTATGGTGGTCAATATGGTCAGGTTTATACAATAGAGAAGGGATCTATTGGTATAGGTACTGCTGGATCAAGAGTAGGTGATATTGAAGGTAATATTGATGCAGAAGGAATTTTAACTTTAAGATTTAATCCTGTCGATCCATACACACATGATTATGATATTAAAGTTATAAGAAATAGTTTTAATTCAAATCTTGCTGGAATTGGTACTGTAAGTTTTGGTTTTATTGATATTGATTCAAGAAACCAGATTGTTGCATCAAATACTACTGTTGGTATTATTACTGCAAATATTGATGAAAATGAAGGTTTTTATGCTAACGTTGAAATAATTAATGCAACAACAGATGATACAACATATGTTGAGATGTTTGTTGATCAGGATGGAACAAATTCTTATATATCAGATTTTTGGGTAGATAACAGAGGATCTAATAGTAAATTCATTGGTACATTTACATCAAATATATCTTCTGGTGTATTATCAATTGATTATGAAAATGATGAAGCAAATTCAGTTTTAGTTAGATCTAGAATAGTTGGATTTGGTGCTACTTCTGTTGGTATAGGAACTTACAGGTTCTTAGCAACAAATCAAGCAGAAGGAACTGAAAAAACAGCAAGATATGAAGCAAAATATGCACTTACTGCTGCATCACCATCTGTTACTAATGTATTCAGTTTAGATAAGAGTGATGTAACTACTATAAAAACAATTGCTAAGGTTGGTTATGGTTTAACATCTGCTTTACATCAAATATTATCAATAGGTGATCAAACAGATATTTACACAACACAATATCCATTCTTGTCTATTGGTAGTACTAGTGGAATTGGTACTTTTGGATCTGAGTATAGTGGTAGTAATGCAATACTTAAATTCTATCCAGATGCTGGTGTATCTCAAGAAATTTCTATACAAACTTATAGTGAAATAATTCAAACAGATATAGATTTATTAAATTCACCAAATGAACTTAGTTATGGACCTGTAAATGAAAAGTATCTTCTTGGAACATATGATGGTCAAAATAGAAATAGACTTAATAAAGATAAGTTTGAAATTAAGCATCAGGGTGTTCCAATATATTCAAAAACATTTGATCCAGCAACTATTGTTAATTTAAGTACGGGTGTATTTACAATTGAGGATCATTTCTTTAACACTGGCGAAAAATTAGAATATAGATCAACATCTACGTTTAGTAATATCACTGCTTCAGATATGGTTATGTCTAATGGTAGTGTATTACCAGCAGATTTATATGCAATTAAAGTTAGTGATAATACATTTACTGTAGCAACAACTAAAGCAAATGCAGTTGCAGGTACTAATGTTACATTTAATAGTGCTGGTGCTGGAAATGCACATAAGATTGGAATGGTTAAGAAGGCAGAAAAAACTGTTCTTTCTCTTGATGGAGTTGTTCAAAGTCCATTAACATGGACTCCAATTAATCATACACTTGCTAATAATGGTGGATCTATAGGTGTTGGAGATACATATTTTGCATTATCTGGAATATCTTCTATTGTATCAAATGATGTTCTTAAAATTGGTAATGAGTACATTAAAGTTGTTAATGTAGGATTAGGAACACTTGCAGTTGGTCCTATAACAGCAGACGGTACATTTAATGTAATTGAAGCAGAACGTGGTTTTGTTGGAACAACTGCGGCTACACATAATGATGGTGCAGAAGCAAGAGTTTATCTTGGAGCATTTAATTTAATTGATAGTACAATCCATTTCACACAACCACCAATTGGAAATAATGCTAAACCTATAGATCCTGATACCAATCTTAAGACACCAAGATCTACATTTGGTGGAAGAGTATTCATGAGACAAGACTATGATACAAACCAAATATATGATAATATTTCCAAATCATTTACAGGTATAGGTGCAACATATACATTATCTGTAAACGGTATAAACACCACAGGAATTGAAACTGGTAGTGGTATTGTATTCATTAATAATATTTTCCAAACACCATCCACAGTTAATAACACTGGAAATAATTATAGTTTCAGTGAAGATTTAAATGTTGGAGTATCAAGTATTAAATTTACTGGTATAACTGATGATAATGGAAATATAATATTATCTGATGAAGATGTTAATAAAAATCAATTACCAAGAGGTGGTGTTATTGTATCTCTAGGATCTACCTTGGGTGTTGGATATGCTCCTCCTGTTGGTACTGCTGTAACTGCTGTGCTTAATGGTAGCGGTTCCATTACTGCAGTTGGTATAGGAACTACTGATAATAATGGCTCTGGGTATCGTGGAGATCTTACAGTAACTGTTTCAGATCCAAGTCATTCTGGAACTAATGCAACAGTTACAGCAACTGTTGGTGCTGGTGGAACTATTATATTCGGTGTTTCTTCTGGTGGTAGTGGATATGTTAATCCAAAAATTGTAGTGTCACCACCACCATCATATGAAAATCTACCTATTGTTGGTGTATCAAGGCGTGGTCTTGGAGCAACTACAGAAACTGGTAAAGGTTTATTAATGACTTTGGATGTTGGTCCTGCAAGTCCTACACCTCAAGATAATAAGTTTGGTGATGCAGCAGATCTTATTGATAAGAATAGACTATTAATTTCTGAAACTGCTGCTAGAAGAATGAAGGAAAGATTCCCTTCATATAATTATCCTGCAGGATTTGTTGAGCAAGATTGTATTGATGATGTAATTGATGTTCTTGAAGCAGTATCATATAACATGCGTTATGGTGGAAATGATAAGACATATGACGCAGCACATTTCTATATTGATGGTTTCTATTCAAATCCTGCTCCAGTTACTGGTGAAGAAGAGCAAGTTGTATATGCAATGATGGAAGCAAGAGATATGGCATCTCTAGCATTGGCAAACAAACCACTTGGAAGATTTGAAGGGGCACAATATGCACACACCTATAGTGGTGGTACAGCAACAAATGCGGTTGTTTCTGGTGGTGATTATGATCATACATTTGTTAGTGCTGCTACAAATGGTATTAATGGTTCATTAACACCAAATGGTGCTACTTATGATGCTGGAACTGGAGTATTAACATTAACATTTGCCAATGCTCATGGAGTTGCTAATAATGGAAATGTAACTATTGCTAATTATTCATTAGTATTTACTTGTGATAGAGATAATAATCAAACAAATCACGCATATCCAAGACCTAGTGATCCTGCATCTGGTTCTACACTTACTGCTACTCTTATTAGTTCAACATCATTCTCAGTAAATGTTGGTGCTTCTCCATTAGTATTCAAAAATGTTGTCACAGGTTCTAATCCTGAGAAAACATCATATGATCCATTAACTGGAGATTTAGTACTTAATGTTGGTTCTGGTCATGGATTCCTTGCACCAACAACACTTGCTACTCCTACAGCAGCAGTTTATGCTCCAACATCAGGTGTTTTAAGACTTACAATTCCAGCTCATGGTCTTGCAGTTGGTGATTATATTAAGATTGCTGATGATTCATTAACATTTACATGTGCTAGAGATAATCATTCTACTGAACATAAGTATCCACGATTTGGTGATCCTGCAAGTGGTGAATGGCTCAATGTTACCCAAAGATCAACAAATAGAATATGGGTTAATATTGGCAAATCTCCTGATATTTCTGCACATACATTTGTTTCGGCAAGACAAGGTGTTAGTAAAGCAAATTCTAACATTGGTATTGGAACTCAGTTATTAGGATTTAAATGTACTAGAGATGCTACTTCTGCTAATCCAGAAGGTGTATCACAAGTTCTATATCCACGTTCAACAGACAGATTCTGTTGGAATAAGAATCAAATTTCTATTGCATCAACAACTACTTCCACAGTTACAGTAAATGTGGGTGTATCCTCTGCAACACATAGTTCTAGAGTACAAGTATTTGATAAAACTATCACTGGTGATGTTTCTGGTGTAACAGGTCAATATAGTCCTGCTGATTGTGCTAATGTCGTATCGTCAGTTCATACTTTAGTTGGAATTGTTACTGAAGCAATTGACGCTAACACATTACCAGCAACAAGAACTATTAGTTCTTTCAATACATTTGAAGTTGTTGATTATAAGATTGCAAGACAAGGTTATGGATTCAAACCTGGTGATGTATTTAAACCAGTTGGTCTTGTTACACATGCAAGTTTAAGTTCTCCACAAAAAGAATTTGAATTGACAGTAGTTGATACATTTACTGATGGTTTCTCTGCTTGGCAATTTGGTGAATTAGACTTTATTGATTCTATTAAGGATTTGCAAGATGGTAGAAGAACTCGTTTCCCACTTATATACAATGGAGATTTATTAAGTTTTGAATCTGATGATGATATTGATTTAAATGCAGTATTATTAATCTTTATTGATGGTGTGATACAAGATCCTGGTGTTCATTACAATTTTGAAGGTGGTACATCGTTTATTTTAACTGCACCACCATCTTCAGAAAATAATGTATCAGTATTCTTCTATAGAGGAACTCGTGGAATAGATAGTAAATTTACAAATGTTGATGAAACTATAAAAGTTGGTGATATTGTAGAAATTAAACAGACAGAAAATTTATCTGGACAAGATCCAAGAACAGTTTCTGGTATTTCTAGTTCTGATGTTATGAGTACTAACATATACACAGGAGAAAATATATTTGATGCAAATGATCCTCAATATGCTCCACCAAATCCAGTTCCTTGGAGACTTATGGATTGGAATAAGCAAAAACGTGATAAGACTATTGAGGGTGAAATTATTTCAAAAGCAAGAGATTCTATTGAAGGTATGGTTTTTCCTACTTCTAGAATTATTGGTGATTTCCCAATACAATCTAATGGAATTTCTACAATATTTGTAGATGACGCACAATTCTTTAATTATGAAGAGAATGAATCAAGTATCAATATTATTAATGTTGGTGCTAAGATTTTTGAAAATCAAGTATCTATTGCAGCATCATTATCAGCAACAGTTGGTGCTGGTGGAACAATAAGTGCTTTAACTATCATTAGTGGTGGTTCTGGTTATGTTGGAAGTATGGTTACTGTATCAATAGCAAGACCATATGGTAATACTTATACTGGTGCTGCAACAACTGCAACTGCTCTTGTTCCAGTTGTAAATGGATCATTATCTGGTATTGCAAGTATTGGAATGTTGGGTGGTTCTGGATATGATTCAACAAATCCACCATTAGTTATAGCACCAATGCCATCGTTCAATGTTGGTGAATCTATTTCTGGAATAGCAACAGTTAAAGGATTCTCTGGAATTCTTACTGGTATTGGTACAACTGCAGGAATGAATGGTGCTCCATTGGCATTAGAATTCCATATTGCTTCTGAAACAATTCTTGGTTTGAATAATGATCTTAAGGCAGGATATCCTATTTACATTCATGGTACTAATGTTGGAAATGGTGTTACTTCAATTAACACAGTTGATACTAGTGTTGTTGGAATAGGAACTTCTCGTATAGATAATATCTACATCGTTGATGGTTATCATCCTTTTGGTAATCCAGCAAATAGTGGAATTATTACATGCAATATCAAATCCAATACAACAATGACTGATTTTGGTACTCCAAATGCTGCTGGATTTGTTGCAACAGCAACTACAACAACGCCTGATATAGGTAGATTTACGTGGGGTTTATTGCAAGGAAGTTCTAGATCATCTACAGTTTCTATTGGAGTTACAGGACTCACTATAGATGCTGGATTGAGTACATTCCCAACGATTCAGAGAAGAGGATTTGGATTAAGAGATTCTGGTGCTCTCAGAAAGGATCTTGGGTAGTATAAATAAAGAAAAAAAGCTATTAAGATAGTATAATGCCAGCCATTGTAACAGATCAGTTTAGAATATTAAATGCAGGTAATTTTGTTGATTCAATTACTGATGACGCAAATTCATATTATGTTTTTGTAGGATTATCAAATGCAACATCAACTGGTCAATATAAAAAAAGTAACTGGGATGATGCAACACCCAACCCTGTAGATAATTTTGATTATCATGGATTTATTAGTGATAATATGTCTTATGGCAAAAGAATTACTTCTGCAAACGTAAAAAGACTTGCTAAAAGATATAATTGGACAAGAGGTGCAAAATATGAAATGTACCGTCATGATTATAGTGTAGATAATAAAACATCATCTGGTTTGAATCGATTATATGATTCTAAGTATTATGTGATGAATAGTGATTATAAAGTTTATATTTGTATTGATAATGGAACTACAGGATTATCAACTACACCTAATGCATCTTTAGATGAACCAAATTTTACAGATTTAGAACCATCTAAGGCAGGTAGTGGTGGTGATGGATATGTTTGGAAATATCTTTTCACCGTTACTCCGAGTGATATTATTAAGTTTGATTCTACTGATTATATTTCATTACCAAGTAATTGGTCATCATCAACTGATGCTCAAGTAACTGCAGTAAGAAATAATGGAGATTCTTCTGTTAATGATAACCAAATTAAAAAGGTTTTTATTAAAAATAGAGGAGATGGATATTCTACAGGATCACATGAGCTTAATATTCTTGGTGATGGTTCAGGTGGTAAAGTAGTAGTTGATGTAGATACTAATGGTCATATAACAAATACTGTTGTATCTGCTGGTGGTAAAGGATATAGCTTTGCTGTAGTTGATACTGGATCAATTAGAGGTGCAGGTGCAGGTACAGCTGAAGCAAATTTAGTTCCAATTATTCCACCATCAAAAGGTCATGGATTTGACATTTATAAAGAATTGGGAGCAGATAAGGTTTTAGTTTATGCTAGATTTGATGATTCTACAAAGGATTTTCCAACAAATACAACATTTGCTCAAATTGGAATAGTTAAGAATCCAACTACTGTTGGAACTGCTAGTTCAGTTTTTGTACAAAACCAATACTCATCATTAAGTGCTTTTAAATTCTCTTCAGTAACTAATGAATCTTTAACAGTACCAGCAATTGGTCAAAGGATTCATCAGACTACTCCGCAAGGAACTGCTCAAGGGTATATTGCATCATATGATAGAGAAACTAAAGTTCTTAAGTATATTCAAGATAGAACCTTGTATATGAATCCATCCACTAATGATACTCAAGATCATGCTGGAATTAGTACAACTGGTAATGTTCTTGAATTCTATACTGCAGATCCTAATTCATCAGCAACAGTTAATACCGTTGTAAGTGATGATGGATTTACTGGAACAATTGATCGTAATTTTACGGGAATAAGTACTAATCCATCTGGAAATAAACTTATTACTTTGGGACTCAATTTCACATATGGACATGCTCCTGCTGAGATAAATAAAGGGTCGGGTGAAATAATCTACATAGATAATCGTCCTGAGATTAATAGAAACTCTAGACAAAAGGAAGACGTAAAAATCATCTTGGAATTTTAAAAAATGCCACAAAAAACGAACCTCAATATAAACCCTTATTACGATGATTTCAAAAAGTCGAATAATTACTATCGTGTCTTATACAAACCAGGACATCCGATACAAGCAAGGGAATTAACAACATCACAATCAATTCTACAAAATCAATTAGAATCGTTTGGTAGTCATATATTTAAAGAAGGTGCTATGGTAATCCCTGGTGGGGTTATGTGTGATTCACAATATGCTGCTGTTAAGTTAAATCCAGATCATTTAGGGATTAATATATCTGTTTATGCTAGTTTTTTGGTTGGAAAACGTTTAAGAGGTGAAAGTTCAGGTGTAGTTGCAGTTGTTGATAGTTATAGTGATATTAATGAAAATGAAGGTGTTACAGATTTAACTATATGGGTTAAATATGTTCTTGGTGGTATTGATAATGAAACCTCAACATTTATTGATGGTGAAATATTAATTACAGAAGATGCATTTACTTACGGAAATACTACAATTAATGCAGAAGATACTGTTGCATCCATTATTTCTGATAATGCAAAAGGTGTAGGATATTCTGTAGCTATTGAAAAAGGTGTTTATTTTATTAGAGGAACTTTTGTTGATGTATCTAAAGATAGAATTGTTTTAGATCCATATACAAATAATTCTTCATATAGGGTAGGTTTAACTATTTCTGAGGAAATAATAACTTCTAAAGAAGATGAATCGTTATATGATAATGCTAAGGGATTTTCAAATTATGCTGCTCCAGGTGCAGATAGATTAAAGATTTCTACAAAATTATCTAAAAAATTATTAACTGATAATGATGATAAGACATTTGTTGAATTAGTTAGAGTAGAGAATGGAGAAATTAAAAAACTTAAAAGTCAAAATGAATATTCTATAATTAAGGATTATTTTGCTAAAAGAACATTTGAAGAGTCTGGTGATTATGCTGTAGATAGATTTTTAGTTGATATTGAAGAATCATTAGATAATAGAAAAGGAAATGATGGTGTATTTCTTGATACTCAAATAACCTCAGATGGTAATATTCCTACTGAGGATATGGTGGCAGTTAATGTATCACCAGGTAAAGCATATGTTAAAGGATATGATGTAGAATCTGTAAGTACGACTGCTATTGATGTAGATAAACCAAGAGATATACAAAAAGTTGATACCGCAATGGTACCATTTGAATTTGGATTATCAATACGTCTTAATAATGTTGTTGGTACACCTTTACTTGCTGTTAATAATTCTAGTAATACTGTAGATTTGTATAGTGGTAGAAGAAATTCTACAGGCGGTACTGAGACTTTAATAGGAAAGGCAAGAGTATATTCATTCTCTGTAACTGATGCACCATACACAGGTGCTGCAACTGAATTTGATTTATATCTTTATGATCTTCAGACATATACCATAATAACTTTAAATAATGGAGTTTCTAATACAGATGTTCCCATATCAACTCGTGTTAGAGGTGTTAGTAGTGGGGCAACAGGATTTACTGTTGAAAATCCAGGAGGTGGTGATGCTATAAAATTAACAGAAACTTCTGGTACTTTTTTACAAGGAGAGAAATTAATATTTAATGAAGAGGAAAATTCTTCTAATTCTAACGGTGTTAATAGAACAGTAAAATCTGTTGATACATGGAGTATTAATGATGTTAAATCAGTGTTTCAAGATAGTACTGCTCTTGGATTAGACAATGATTTTATTGCTGATCTTGCATTACAACCTCGTATTCTTCCAGGATTTAGTGTTACTGATGAAATCAATGTTACCACTGCAGCAACAGAAAATACAACCTGTGCTGGAAGAAATTGGGCAGCAAAAGTAAAAGTAGGAACTCTTATTAGTTATCAACGTGCTAATCAACCAGATCCTACTCTGAATAGAATTTCTGCAATTAAATCTGATGGTTCCAATATAACATTAGAGGATACTCCTAGTGATGTTCCTGGATTATATGATAATGATTCTGATAATGCCTATACAGGTACTTTTAGAATAATGACACCAATTGTTAGGAATAATGGTGGATTATATGCAAAACTTGACGAACGTGCAATATCTTCTGTTGATTTTTCATCTTCAAGTCTTGCAGTAGAGACACAAATAAATGATCTCACTACAGATTCTGATGGTGCTCTTACTTTTGGTGTAGGAAATATTACAACAGCAAATGCAGGTATCACAACATCATTCTTTGAAACTTTTGATGCTGAAAGATATAGTATTCATTATAATGCTGGTGCAATTGATCCATTAACATCCGATAAATTTACATTAACAAATAATGGCAAAACAGTTAATTTTACAGGATTAACTGCGTCTCAAAATAATAATGTTACTGTTAATGCTACTGTTCTAAAACAAGGTATTACAAGTAAGCAAAAAGATTATTTAAGAAGTGAAAAACGTAATGT